CGTAATGTTTTGTCTAACTATCATCTCACATTTTCGGCATCATTGAATAGTGTCAAGACTATTGGGCAACTTAAAACTGCTACAGATCTTGGACTCAACATTGCAATATCCTTTAATACTAAAGAGTGCAGAGGCGAGTTCAAGATACCTAATAACATACAGTTGTTTGGTAATACTGTAGAGTTAGCAGACTTTGATGCCACCGACTTGAGATTTTTAGATGAGGATGGCACCGTCGGTAAATTAACACGAAAAGGATCTACAAAACTAGAAAGACTCAAGGGGCAAGGCGATTTAAATTTCTTTGCAGATCCTAATAATTTACAGTTGGTCGCTTGACATCGCAGTTAAAATACTTTAAGATTCTCCCTAGAAAACTAGGAAGGAGGTCTTACGACCTTCCTAGTTTTTCTAGGGGTACGGTTGGAGGCACCGTGAAGCCTGACCCGCCACCTCCCTTGTGGAGCCTTTAAAGAGTGGCAATGAGCAGCTGGCAACTCATAATTTTATAATCAGGAGTTCGTATGAACACAGTTAGTTTTTTGTTTGGAAACAATTCAGAAGTTGATAATCTGCGAAATGCTGGATACGGCGAAGCAGACTTTGAAGTTGTCTCTACGCCAGTATTATATAAGGCAGGGGGTACGGATAAATTTGGAGGTATACTTAAACTTGAAGGTAAAAATGTTTACTACCGCGAAGATACCGGCGATGCTCTGGCGATCCACGGCGACCGCTACAAGCCAGTGTCACATACTAAAATGATTGACACTGCTCGTAATGTATTGGAGCGCAGCAACTTGAGCCTTCGGAACATTAAAGAAACTATTCAAGTGGGAGATGATGGTGCAGTTTGTTTTGTGCGGCATCAGCTGCCTAACCATGAGATCACAACTCCCGATGGCGACACGGCTATTCTTGAAATGCTCCATATCAATTCATTCAATTCTGTATGGCCCTACCAAGCGACTGTTGGAGCATTGCAAAATGCTTGCACAAACCATCAAGTATTCCTTGGGCAGACCGCTGGAATCTACAAAGCTCGACACACTAACAAGCTCAGTGTGGATCAAGGCGCTCACCAAATGAATAAGATAATGAGTATCCTCGATACTCAAAATGAGATCTGGGCTGAGTGGTCTAACACTCCTGTTGGTCGCAAGGAAGCCTTTAGTTATATTGCAGAGGCGACAGGTTCTAAGTTTGCACTTGGTAAACTAAAAGAAGGTGAGGATACTTATTCAATCATGGCTATGCCGACGGCCTATAATAATTCTTCTTTGGTTTATGCTTGGCACCAATACAATGGAAGATACAAGCCAACAATGGGTGAAACTTACTGGGCTGTCTACAATGCTTTGACTGATTGGTCAAGCCACCATGTAGGTACTCGAAAAAATACAAGGGACATTCCAGTTGCTCAAGTTAAGAAATCTGAAAAGGTACAACAAGTAATAGCAAAGTTCCCAATGGCAGCCTAACTCCTGACACCCTGAGCATGGTGAAAAACTGCTTCTTCCAATACCAGTACAGATAAGGAATTGTATGAAAACTAGAATTCATGTTAATCAACATAACATCAAGGCTAACGCCAAGGGTGCTGAGTTGCCGGTTATTACTGTCAAGGACTACAAACAAAATAGAAAGGCTAACCATGCCGCTGTTGTAGACTCTGAAGGTAAGGCACTGGTTAGTGTTTACTACTGCCCTGATAACCCACTGCCGTGTGGTGCTAAAGTTTGGATTGAAACTGAGTTGGAGGTTGTGACCGTTGGATAAGATAGGTTCGTTTGTTGATCACTTTGTTATTTATTCTGATAGGCGGGAGGCTTTGATTCTAAATTGTGGTACTGTTTCAGCGTTTGAAGAAAGTTTGCGAGAGTTGATCTCTTCTGAAATTAGAGATACACTACTGGAGCGTGTGAAGGTATTAGATTATGACATGAAACTAGCTGAATCTAATCGCCATGTAAGTCCTCAATATGACAGACTTAGAGATGCTAGAACTACTTTGATGCGTTTGCATAATGATCTTCTTTGGAATAAGGAAACTTCGTGAGTTCAATGTTTTATAAAGCTATTAATTGTCAACGTAATCTTGATAACATATTTATCAATAGATACTGGCCTATCGGAAGACAGACCGCACCTACAGTAAACACTGTTCGTGTTTTAAAACTACACAGGGAAGGGTATCGCCAAGTTAAAATTTGTAATAAATTAAATCTTGCTGCCTCCACTGTTAATCGTATTGTGAAAAACTCAGGTATAGATAGGGGCGATCCTTAATGCAAAACCTTATAGACATGTGTAATCATATTCTTTACTACTCCACTATTTATTGTGGGTTTGAAGATGTCAATAATGAAATGCAAGAAGATGCGCTGCGCTTAATGTTAAAACACGGCGAAGAGTTTCCTGAATCTTTTGTTAGACTTTATTTAAAAACCCAACTGGAGGATGCCAATGAGTGCTACTGACCCACGAGAAGAATTTTGTAGTGAGATAGACGATTGGTGGTGCCAATTGTTTGCGTTACGAATCGGTGCCAGCCCACCTTCGGATAGACTTAAACATAGATTTATTTCTTTTGTAGAAGAAAGATGTTCTGAAGTAGGCTGCTGGAAAATTCAAGATAGCGATCTTTCTATTATGTTTTCTGAATTTATTGAAAGGCTAGGTGAATGGTAAAAGATATTTTAAAACTTAAAAGTTTCTTGCTTAACCCTAAGCGCAGTGATGAGTTTAAGACTTGGTATTATCTAGACGGCTGGCGGATGTGTAAAATTAAAATAGGTAGTAAAAAATGTACAGTCGTACCCTTGTTTGGCAAGGGTAAAATAACTTTAACTATCAGAGCTTTAAAGGAGGAACTTAAATCTATTTATTGGTATGCGGCACGTTGCGATGCCAGTAAACTTGCCCGTGAAAATGGATTGAAAAAAAGAAAATTGCAATGGGAAAGAAATTATGCTTGACATGATTTCTTACTCAATGTATAATCTCCCCACCAAAACCAAACGAGAGGTATAAAAATGGCAGTATTAGAAGGCACAGCATATTGGGCTTTTGTTACTAACCCTAACACAACTTACGAGCCGTGCTACACGGTTAATCTAGTTGTAGATAATGCGACGGCGCAGGCATTTGAAGATCGTGGTTTCACTGTTAAACAAATGAATGAAGGCCCTGCTATCATTATTAAACGTAAAGTCAACGGGCCGAACGGAATGATTCGTAAGGCTCCCATTCTTATGGACAGACGTAAACAAGAAATTGATGTTAACGTCGGCAATGGTTCGCATGTCAAAGTGCAATATAAAGAATGGGAATCGCAATGGAATGGAAAGACTTTCAAAGGTCTTGACTTTATGAAGATGCAAGTATTAGATCTTGTAGAATATAATAACGGAGATGTTGATGAGTTTGATATTGAAGGTGAAGAGGAGGCAGAACTTTGAGTGACAAACCTACAACAACCTTAACTTTCGAGGATAAAGAATATAATATTTCTGATTTATCCGAGAGGGCGCAGGTTCTTGTGGGCTTTGTTCGTGAGGTGCGTGAAGAAAGTTCCGTGCTACAGAAAAGACTTACGGTGTTACAGGCAGCGCAAGTAACTTTCTCTAAGGAATTGGAGGAAATACTTACTGCTCCTGAACAAGAAAGTCTTGATGGTATCGACTAACCAAGGGGCTTCGGCCCCTTTCTTTTTGGAGGTTGTACTTTGGCGTTTGTTAAATTTCATTTGCCTTGTAATAAATGTGGCGGTAGTGATCCTGTATCTGTAGATGCCGAGGGTAATGGCTACTGCTTTAGTTGTAATACATATCTAAAAAACTATGAAGGAGGTGATACTATCACTGCCCCTGTGTCGGACTTCAAAACTTATAAGCGTAATTCAATGAACTACAGTGACGGGTCTTTCAACGCACTGGCCGACCGTTCAATCTCTCTGGAGACTGCAAAAAAATATGGCGTTAAATCTGTCCTTAACTCAAATCAAAAAGTAATCAACCATTTCTATCCTTACTACAACGGGAATGAAATGGGTGGTGCCAAGATGCGTGACGTACAAAGCAAAGACTTTGCTTGGGAGGGATCACCTAAAAATACTGGGCTATTCGGACAACAACTCTTTCAAGCTGGAGGCAAGTTTGTTACTCTTGTTGAGGGGGAGTGCGATGCAATGGCTGCCTATGAACTATTAGGTTCTAAATGGCCTGTGGTGTCTGTGAAGAATGGTGCTGGAGGAGCCGTCAAAGATGTCAAAGAAAGCTTAGAATTTTTAGAATCTTTTGACTGTGTAGTTATTAATTTTGATAACGACAAAGTCGGACGCGAGGCTGCTAAAAAAGTAGCACGTATACTGCGCCCCGGTAAAAGTAAAATACTTACTCTACCAGAAGAGTTTAAAGATCCTAATGATATGCTTCGGCAAAACAATAGGCAAGCTTATGTGACATCTTGGTGGGCAGCTAGGTTGTATACACCTTCGGGCATTATCAATGTCTCTGATATGGACGATAGTTATTTCTCTAGGGAAAAACAAGAGTCTGTACCTTACCCTTGGGATGGCCTTAATGAAAAGCTTTATGGTATGAGGCAGGGCGAGTTAGTCACTTTAACTGGAGGTACGGGCCTCGGAAAGTCTTCTATCACCAGAGAAATCGAACACTTCCTTATCAAGAATACTAAAGATCGTGTAGGTATTCTAGCCTTGGAAGAAAACAAAAATCGTACCGTTGATGGTATTGTTTCTATCGAAGCTAACGCTAAACTTTACATCAACCAAATACGTGAAGAGTTCCCTGAAGAAGATTGGCGCAAGCATCATGCTGCCTTATTCAAAGGTGAAGCTAAGGATAGACTGTGGATTTACTCGCACCTAGGTCAGCACGACATCGAAGAAATATTTTCTAAGCTACGGTACTTGACTATAGGTTGTGATTGTAAATGGATTGTAGTAGACCACCTGCACATGCTCGTATCTTCTATGGCTGATGGCGATGAACGTCGGGCTATTGATAGCATCATGACTCGACTAAGATCTTTAGTTGAGGAGACAGGGGCGGGTATGATTCTTGTATCTCACCTGCGTCGTGTAGAAGGTAACAAGGGACATGAGCAGGGCGTTACAGTAGGTTTGTCGCACCTTAGAGGAAGTCAATCCATAGCGCAGCTTAGCGATTGCGTTATTGCTTTGGAGCGCAATCAACAAAGTGACGATCCGCAAGAGGCTAACACCACACATCTCCGTGTCCTTAAATCTAGATACACTGGGGATGTAGGTATGGCGGCACACTTGTTGTATGATAACGACACAGGAAGACTCAAAGAATTATTTGATGAGCAGCCTGACGAATTCTTTAACGAAGAGGATAACATACCATTTTAAATTTAGTATTTGATATTGAAACAGATGGTCTAGATTATACAAAAGCATGGTGTATTGTTGCTTATGATGTGGATACTCAAAAAGTACACACTTTTGATCCTAATAATCTAGAAGAAGGGGTAGCTTTTTTGGCTACCGCCGACAAACTAATTGGACATAACATTATAGGTTTCGATGTTCCAGCAATAAAAAAACTTTATGGCGTAGACCTGTCAGAAAATTGTATTCTTAGAGATACATTAATTCTTTCTCGTCTTCTTAATCCTACTCGTGAGGGTAGCCACAGCTTAAAGTCT